TGGCGCAGCCTGTCGACGAGGGCGCCGTGCGCCGCATCATGGCGCAGATGGGTGCGCCGAAGGGGGAGTCATGACCAAGCATACATTGCACCTCGGCGACTGCCTCGACGTGCTGCGCACGCTGCCCGACAACAGCGTTGACGCCGTCGTCACCGATCCGCCATACGGCCTCAGCTTCATGGGCAAGCGTTGGGACTACGACGTGCCCGCCGTCGAGGTGTGGGCCGAATGTTTGCGCTTGCTCAAGCCAGGCGGGCACTTGCTCGCCTTCGCCGGCACCCGCACGCAACACCGGATGGCCGTCCGCATTGAGGACGCGGGCTTTGAGATTCGCGACATGATCGCCTGGGTCTATGGGTCCGGATTCCCCAAATCGCTCGACGTGAGCAAGGCGATCGACAGCGCGGCGGGGGCGGTGAGGGAGGTAGTGGGGGTTCATGTGCAGTCACGTCAGGACCGAAAGCCTGGCAACTCACTGGAGGGCTCAAAGGACGCGTCCTTGGCATGGCAGCACGACATCACCGCCCCCGCCACCGACCTCGCCCGCCAATGGCAGGGCTGGGGCACGTCGCTGAAGCCGTCCCTCGAAACGGTTACTTTTGCCTCAAAGCCGTTCACAGACCAGCAGGAATGGGACACAATCGCATCGAACCTTGTTCGATTGGAGGCCCGGCTGTGGTTGCTGTCATTTGCGAGTGCTGCGGATCAAGCTTCGACGTCAAACCAAAAAGAGTTCGACGAGGTGTGCGCTATTGCTCGATGGACTGCCGACGACGTCACCAATACACGGGGCGCTTTGTGCGCTCAGATGGATATGTCGCGGTTCGCGTTGGCGACGAGTACCGCCTTGAGCATCGTGTCGTCATGGAGGCACACATTGATCGAAAGCTTGAAAGCTGGGAGCACGTCCACCACAGAAACGAGATCAAGCACGACAATCGACTTGAAAATCTTGAGGTTCTCACTGTCTCAAATCACGCCGGGCACCATCACAAAGGCATGCAGCCTTCCCGGTGGATTCAATGTCAATGCCTCCAATGCGGAAAGGCACTTCAGCGTCTCGCTGTCGTTGTTGCAAAGCATCCACGCACTTTCTGTGACCGCGCTTGCTATGTCGCTGGAAGCGGAAAACTCCCAGGCCGAGGCCGTCAAGCCAAACCTTGATCCGTGCATCATGGCCCGCAAGCCGCTCGTCGGCACCGTCGCCGAGACGGTGACGACGTGGGGCACCGGCGCGATCAATGTGGATGGGTGCAGGGTGGGGACGTCTAAGAGCGTGCCGTCATCGCCATCAACTGGTGGTCAGTGGTATGGCGACGGCGGTGAAGATGGCACTGAATCGGGCCACAACCCCAACGTCGGCCGCTTCCCCGCCAACCTCATTCACGACGGCAGCGACGAGGTGGTGGGGTTGTTTCCGGAGACGACAACGGGGAAGCCGACAGTGGGCAGTCAACCAACGACCGGCGAGGTGTTCGGCGCGTATGCGCAGCGCAGCACGGTAGGAGGTGGCGACTCCGGTTCCGCCGCCCGCTTCTTCTATTGCGCCAAGGCTAGCAAAGCCGACCGCGACGATGGATGCGATGCGCTGCCGTTCCGTGAGTCGGCCGAGATGGTCGACCGCGATGAAGACAGCCCCGGAATCCAAAGCCCGCGCGCCGGTGCTGGCCGCAAAAATTGCGCGCGCAACTTCCATCCGACCGTGAAACCCACCGACCTCATGCGCTACCTATGCCGTCTCGTGACGCCGCCAGGTGGGACGGTGCTTGACCCGTTCATGGGGTCGGGCTCGACGGGGAGGGGCGCGCTTGAAGAGGGATTCAGATTTATCGGAATTGAACGTGACCCCGAGTATTTCAAGATCGCCGAGGTGCGGATTCCACCTCGACAGCCGCGACTGTTCTAAATGGCAAAGGACGCAATGACCAACCCCATCGACCTACGCCTCGGGCGCTGGCAGGACGTGCTTGCGGATGTGGAGACGTGCGACGCGGTGATCTGTGATCCACCATACAGTGCGCGGACGCATGAGGGGCACAACGGCATGGAGGAGCAGATAAGAGCCTTGACAGGGCAACTCACAAGAGAGCCCATCTCCTACGAGCAATTCTCGCCCGCCGCTGTCTCTGAATTCGTCTCTTTCTGGGCGCCACGGTGTCGAGGGTGGATCGGCGCCATGACAAGTCATGATCTCATTCCGGCATGGGAGGCGGCTTACAAATTGGCGAAGCTCCATCCGTTTGCTCCGGTGCCCATCATCCAAAAGCGCCCGCGTCTCGTCGGAGATGGCCCGTCGTCTTGGGCGGTCTACTTCATGGTGGCGCGTCCGCGAAACCGCGAATTTGCGACATGGGGGTGTCTGCCCGGCGCCTACGACGCACCGACAGTGAAGGGCTCAGGCATCGCCGGCGCCAAGCCCATCAACCTCATGCGCGCCATCGTCCGCGACTACAGCCGCCCCGGCGACCTCGTCGTCGATCCCTTTTGCGGCTCGGGCACGACTGCGCTAGCCTGCGCACAAGAGGGCCGCCGGTGTATCACCAGCGAGGAGAAGCCGGAACATTTCGCGATCGCACAACGCCGCCTGGCGCGTGGCTACACGCCTGGGCTTTTTTAGGGGAGAGACATGAACGACGAGAACATCACCCACGCCGTGAACACGGCACTTGAGACGACCCACACCGACGCGAGCGAGGCTGTCGCGGCGTTGCTTGACGCGCACGCCAAGGCCATCGCCACCCTCGCCGACCGTGACGCGCTGTGCGAGCAGCAGACGCGCACGATCACGCTGACGAGTGAGAGGGCGGTCAAGGCGGAGAAGGCCTGCGACGAGGTAGGCATCCAGCTCGCGGCGGCGCAGGCGAGGCTGAGGCTGGCGATGGCTGTGGTGGATGCGGCGCGCGACCTCATGGGCACGCCTCGGGGTGAGCACTGGCCGGTGCTTCGCGATTGCTATGATGCCCTCGCCGCCCTCGACGCCGTCCCCGGTGACGCGCTGGCGACCCCATGATCATCGCCATCGCATGGATCTGCGGCGCCGTCAGCGTGACCCTCACCTGGCTCGCCATCCGCAACAGCGTCGTCGTCGAGGTCATCGATCCGCCCGTCCCCCTCGACCTCTACCGCGCCAAGTGCGACGAGGCGGCGCGCCTGCAGGCCCGCGTGCGGGTGCTCGAGGGGCAGCTCGCGGCGATGGAGCAGGGGAGGCCATGAATGAGCTGGCTTTATTCGCAGGCGCTGGTGGAGGCATCCTCGCCGGACATCTCCTTGGATGGCGCACCGTGTGCGCTGTGGAGTGGGACGCCTACGCCGCAAGCGTCTTGGTTGCCCGACAAAACGAGGGAGCCCTTGCGCCTTTCCCGATCTGGGATGACGTGCAGACCTTTGACGGCAGACCCTGGCGAGGCCGTGTTGAGGTGGTGTCTGGAGGCTTCCCTTGCACGGACATCAGCGCCGCCGGCCGAGGTGCAGGCATCGACGGAGAAGCCTCCGGCATGTGGCGTCACATGGCGAGAATTGTCGGCGAGGTTCGACCGCGACACGTCTTTGTGGAGAACTCACCGCTGCTTGTGGGACGAGGCCTTGCCCGAGTCCTCGGTGACCTTGCCGCGTTGGGGTATGATGCGCGGTGGGGTGTGCTCGGAGCGGCCGACGCCGGAGCTCCACATCAGCGGGACCGCATCTGGATTGTCGCTACCGACGCCGACGGCGAGCGACACGGGGTCATGGATCAACCGCAGCAAGTCGGCGGGGGCAGCGTTGCGCCCGACGTTGGGAGCGATGGCCAAGCACAACATGTGGCCGACGCCGACAGCCCACAACGCCAAAGAGACGAACGCCCCGTCGGAGGCGATGCGCCACACGCCGACGCTGACGTCTCAGGTTGGTGGTCATCTGAACCCGACGTGGGTCGAGTGGCTGATGGGGTGGCCTCTCGGGTGGACCGCCTTAGATGCATTGGAAACGGACAGGTACCAGCTGTGGCTGCGCTCGCATGGAGGCTGCTGACGTGACCGCCCTCATCCTCATCGGCGCGCTAGGGCTCGCCCTGGCGTCGATCGTCGTCCTGTTCCGAGTGGACAGCGCCCGGCACAAGAAACGCCAGCACGAGGCGCTACGGAGCTTCTATGAGCGGTAGCTGCCTCTACTGTCAGTCCCCGACGGAAAACAAGAGCGGGGCGTGCCTCGACTGCAGAGCTCTCCGCTGGCATGAGCGCACGCCGACGGACTGGCCGACCTATCTCCGCTGCGACGAGTGCGGCGCCGAGCCCGAGCATTGTTGCCGCGACGACGACGACCAGCCCATGCTGCGTCCGTGCGGGGGGCGCGCCTTCCGCGCGGTGACGAGGTGTTGGGCCTGTGGGACCGTCGTCCCACAGATTGCCCGTGGCCGATCGGTGAGCGACGCCGTGGTCTGCTGTGGCGCTACCGGGTGCGTGTACCGATGCCACACAGAGCGTCGCCGGCGCCGGATGGGCCTGGAGCCAAGGAGCGCGCCACCGCCGCCCAGGCCGCCTCCGCCCCCGATGCCGAGGTGCTCCTGGTGTGATGTCGAGCTGTCTCGCCGCCGACCGGCCTACGCCAGAGATCACTGCTGTGGCGATCGCGCCTGCGTGCGGGCGCGGGGGCGTGAGAGATCCAGGCGGGACAGATCACAGATCAAGGTTGATCCGGCCTCCCAAAGCGCATTGCAATGCGATGAAAAATAAATATGCGCCCTGTGCTTGACATGTCTGCCCAAGCGTGTATGATGTCTGTATGGCCGCAAGGGGCGGTCGCGAAAAGGGAGAAGCAGAATGAGCAACACCCAATCAATCCTCGCCCGTTGGCGCGATGAGCACACTGCAAAAGCTCTTGGTTTCATGGCGCTTGCGGAAGCGTCTTTCGATGCTGCCGAATCTGAATCACACCGTGAGACGGCTGAGTATCACCGCCAGCAAGCGGATATTTGCGAGCGACGCATCTCCGACTTCGCCTGACCCCACACCCACAACCCAGCCCGCGAGCCCCGGCTCAGGAGAGCAAGCCATGAAGACAAAAACAGAGACGTACATGGACAATGACCACGACGGAAAACCGCGACGTCGTGGGC